CACCGCTTGAGAAGATGTTTCGTTTCTTATCGTTAATATCTGCTGCCCTGCCCCGAGCTGCAAACATAGCTGCTTGTTGGGCTAGGTAAGAATCTGTGGCAGAATCACCTTGAGTTATAATCTGGTATTCCCGAGCAGCTGTAAACGATATAGCGCGCTGGATCGAAGTATCTAGGTTTTCCCATAACAACTTAGTGATTAACTCAACATAATAATCAACCCCAGCCTCAAAGATATCTGTATCATCTGTGATGTTCCATAGCCGAGCGGGTGATTCGTTGATAACTCGGACACGGATTTGGGTGTTATCGCTGTTGACATGGAATGAAACCAGCTCAGCTGCGATAACTCCCTCCTCGTCACCATCAGCAACCGGAAGAACCAGTTTGTTGTTGACATCTATATTCATCTTGCGTATAACTTTGTTATTAGCCATACCGCGCATTTGAAAGTCTAGGCTGGTTTGCTCTAGAATATACTCAGCAATACCAGTATCAATACCACTGGAGTTCTCAAGATCAGCAACCAGGTTTTCTCCTGAGGATAACAACATTTGATTAACAGCCTGTAGTTTTGTAATTAGACCCATATGAACCTCCTGAAAAACTTCCAAGTCCCGTTAGGAACTTGGAAGCGAAATAAATAAAATGTTGAATTAAGGAGCAGTCACTGCATACTCAGCACCAAAGCCAGAACCAGTACCAAAGATGCTGGCAAGCTCGGCTCGGGTGTCAATTTCTGCTGAAGTATCACCAGCGGCAACGCTGGTGGTACCAACCAAGATCTGGCACAACTCTGGACGAAGAACACCAGTTCCCTTAAGCATACTTGCTACGGTGAACTGAGTGTTACGACGAACGTCTTGGACGGTATCAACCTTCATACCCATCAGTGACAGACCCGCAACAGCATCTGGTTGGAAAATCATACCAAAGATGTTAACGGAGTTGCACACAAGGTTGTACTTGGAGCCACCAATTTCATTTCCAGCAGTACTAAGATTAGTGCGCGGGATGTGGTTGGTCTTGAGAATCTTCACACCCATGTAATCAAGCGTATCTGTTAGTTGGTTCATACCAACCGACAGTGGCGCACCCAAACCATTTTCTCCACCAAACATAGCTTGGTTAGAATAGTTGTTGGTTGCAGCCACAACACTGCTAGTACCCACAACACCAGAGCTTGTAATGGCATTGAATGGTGACCGTGGAATACCCAAGGCACGAATGACTTGGAATACCTTTGGTGTAACCACACAATACACATTCTGACAAGGATAGTTGTTTTCTTGCATGAAAACAAGGTAGTCCTCAATCTTTTGGAGAATATTGAGGGCGGTTGCTTCAGTACAAGCACTGACGGCAACTCCAATAGCCGATGTTGATGTGTCAACAATTGCTGGGGCTGGGAAGTTATCAACACCCAAACCACGAGGATCACTGGTAAGTGGAGCAACAACACAAGCGGCAATGTATGCAGAGATAATCTGCTTGTCGCGTGTATTGGCTAATGTTAGACCAGCTTGGCGAGCCAGCTCAGAACGATAGTCCCACTGGGTAACCAAGAGATCAACATTATCAGTCTCAAAGTGAGCAGCCATTGGACGCTTGTCAAGATTGATCTTGAAGGTCGTGCTGCTAGAGTCACCACCTACCAACTCTTCACCCGCATCCCAAGCCGCTTGTAACGCCACAGTACCAGTCACAGGGAACTCATAAGAGAAGCCACCCGAAATGGACTTGTGGGAAATAAGGTTTTCAAACACGTTGTATTGGTCGTATGCGTTAATGACCTCACCTGACCAAAGGGGGAGCCACAGCTTGTTTGCGCCTACTGCACCACCTGAAGGTTCTGCGGTTAGACTTGTACGCATCACCAAGTCTGCTGCTGTTAAATTATCTGGCATTTTGTTTTCCTAAATAAGAGATTGAAAGACAAAATAATTATCTCATCTATTAGATTGTTCTTATGGAGTCTTAGTCTGAGTGAGTTTGTTTACAAAACCATCCATTACCTAATAAGGGGGAGTTTGTTTTATAAACATTCTCTAATTAATCCGCTGTCTTTCATAAACGGATTAACTTGGAAGTTTGTTAAAGTCGGTTTTCATCATCCGTGTTTCAACGTATCTACGGTACTTGGGATCTGTTCCAAAGGCTGGGTTGTTTCTTTCCATAGAGAATTCTCGTTTTGTTCTATATGGCATATCAGGACTTTGGGTAGCAGATACCGAAACCTTTTTGGATACGGATTCAACCACGGGTTCTTTTAGTTTGTTGTTTGGATTCTTCTTTTGGTACATTGCGTGTAGACCAAGCAATGCAATCTCCCAATTAGAAGATGCCAATGAACTGTTCATGCTGGCTTGTTCGGTTTCCGACAGATTTTTACTGGCCCACACAAACAGCTTGTTAAGATTTTCCTTGCCACCGATAATATCAGCTGCTTTAGTGTAAGCAACTTCGATCTTAGCTTTTTGACCTGACATATATTCTTCAATGACATAATCAGGTAGCTTAGTTTTTTCTTTAATAATTGTTTTAGTTTCATCACTTAGGGTACCATTCGTAGCGTATTCAACAGTCCAAGATTTCCAATCATCGGGATTAACAACAGGATCAACCTTTGGTTGTTCTTCAACCTTAGGCTTATCTGGTATTCGTAGCACCTCTGGAATGCTGGGTACTGGGTCTTCTTTAACAACGGGTGTTACAGGTGGTTCCTTATAGTCTGGGTTGTTGGCACCACCTTGTTCATACTTAGTCTTTAGGGCAGCAACTTCTTGTCTAGACTTGGTGTATTCTCGTTGAGCATTCTTTAGAGAATCAAACCAAGACCCAGCATCCTTAAAATTCTCAGGGATCTTGCCACCTTGGTTTTTAACATAGGCTTCAAAAGCAATCTTTTCTTTTTGTAGCTGAACATCTTCTGGCAAATTAGTTATAGATTGTTCCGAGTTATTGACAACGTTTTCAGTTAAGTCGGTGTCAATGTCAGGAGTCTCATCACTTTGCATTCTTCAAACCTTTCGTATAAACAATAGCCCGTTTATTGCACTCGGACTTAGCGTGCTTACCAGTAAATCTGGTGGTTGTTCCGCAGTTACATTTAAATTTTGATTTCATTTTAGTTAATACTGCAATAACCATAAATAAAGTTAGCATAATCAGCTGTTGCTGTGGCAGAAATAAAGTCAACCTCTAGATGAGAACACCCAAAGTTTGGAACAACAATTGATGCAGCTGACAGTGTGGCTGAGTTGTTGATTAATGTCTGGGCAGTAAGACCAGACGTTACGGTAATACCATGCACAAACTTTAGTGCTGTAGAGTTAACGGTTATACCTGCAGTAGATTGAACCCCAGCAATAGACCCAGCAAATAAAAGGTTTGGAATATATACACCATAACCATCTAGAAATGACCAACCAGTTACCCGAATACCAGCCGATGTGGTAAAGCTTGCCAGTAATGGGTTGATGATGACATGTGAATATGGTCCACTAGGGATTACAATACCATTAGCATGGCTAGTGGGATTAACCATTGTGACATGGGCATCATATGCTGTTGTTGAGGCGATGTTTGTTGGGTTTGCAACCTTTACAGTTTCCTTGATCTGCTTTGGTTGCGACATTGTGTGTGTGTGAATCATTTAGTTTCCTATGTTAAGACCAGTTAACTCTTTTAGAACTTTTCTTTTCCCGTACTCCTTTAGAAGTACACATTGCTTTGGTTGGTCGGCAAGCGGGATAGCTTCGTTTGTCTTTTGAACCTGATCTACCGCATGTCTTACCTGTTTTACAATCAATCCAACCCTTACCATTATTACGGGAGAACCAACCGTGTAAACCTTTCTTTTTCTCAGCAGAGAAGTTTGCTTTTTTCTTTGCCATTACTTTTTCCTAGGTTTCTTAGTACCCCAATTAGCAGCTCCGACCTTCCTACATTGGACCAAAGCACCCGAAGCATATGCAGAAGGCCAGACCTTGTATCTTGATTTAACCTTATGATAACAAGCGTCTTTCTTTGCCATATTACTTTTTACACTTTCTGTTCTTTGGGCAACTTGCTTTTGAGCCACCAGAACCAGCCCACAAATTCTTACAAGCCCAATATCTAGCGGTTAATTTGTTTGTTGCTGATCCGCAATTGTGTCGGGCTTTGAAAGACTTGCGAGCTGAGGCACTGTAGTTGTGACCATAACCAGTTGCACCATAATGAATAATCTTTTCTTGACCGTTTGCACAAGCCTTGACAACACGCTTTTTTGCTGGGTTGGGAGATTTCCGTGGCTTGTTACACGGCATACTTGCTTTATCTAGTTTCTTAGCCATTGGGCATTCCTCCGAAGGCAGACATATCAACACCTGAATTAGACAACACATTGGCGATACCTTGTCCACCTGTTTGTTCAATATCTCTTTCGGCAGCCATTGTCCCAGCATTCGCAAGGACTTGGGTAGCTGCTTGTTGTTGTTGCATGGCCTGTTCTTGTGCCTTTGCCTCTTGTTTCTTTTGTTCCATTTCTTCTTCTGAGATAACCCAATTACGGGAATCAAATCCAAGGGCAGAAATAAGAGCGGTAGAATATGATGACCACTTGAAAGTTTGTAAAGCTTCTGGTGGTAGGTTCTTAACCATCTCACCCATTTGCATAAGCTTCTGTAACTCAGTATCTCGGGTCAAAGCTTGTAGACCTGTTACAACTTCAACAGCAAGAGTTCCTTCTTTATCAAAGAATTGGTTGTACATTCGTTTATCAAGCTGCTCTTCCTCAATCATCAGGAAGATGGTGCGCTTGATAATTGGTTCCATTAGATCCCTAGCCATAGCAGAGAATGCCCCACCCAACACAGTCTCAAGTTCTGATCCAATCATTCTAACTGCGGTTGCTGTAACACGGTCACCACTTGGGATTGCAGAACCTGTCATCAAGAATGCTTGACCAATTTCTTTACGCATTGTCTCTACAGCCGCCTGCGAGGCGTTGATCTGTGGGTTCATGGTTTGACTGGGGGACAAGATGAACACATCTTCCTTACGAGCAGCCACCCAAGAGCCGTTTACTTGACCAGCAAGGTCATCCAACTCGGTGATACCACTAGGGTCTATGCACATCCAAAAAGCCGTGGAAGCAGCCATGCCGTCCAGCATTGCCTTGGTATAGGAATCCAAAGATTGAAGATCACCTAAGATATCCTCACAGTGTGACCTACCATAATTCTCACCGGCAACACCATACCACCTAAGGACTGCTACGGGGCAGATTGAATAGACTCCTGAACTCAATAGTTCACCGTCTTGGTTTTCCTTTCTATAATCCCAAGACCCATCCTCATTCAACATATATTGACAATACTGTTTCTCATAGCCTTGTTTGTCAACCCCAAATGTTGAGTAGTTGATTTGTTCTTCGTCCTTCAGTTCATACTCAATAAAGATGATTTCTTGTACCGAGCCATCCACAGCCCGCTGAACAACATAATGATCTAATCGGGATGTTCGGAATTTAAAGTTGTCCTCAATGTGAACCAAAGAATCACCAACAACAATACACGACTGAATAGCTTGGTAAACAGTTTCCCTCAGGTTTGTTGATGACAGCTTGCGATATACCTGATAGCACATTGTATCTAGGTATGATTTGATTTCAACACTAGGGTCGACACCATTCTTAAGATTGAACTTAAAGAATGGACTGTCGTTTACTGGTATCAAAGCAGACAACATCCGACTTGCCAAACTGGTTACCCCGCGCGACCCAACCGAAGAGAAGGGTTGAGGTAACATTTGTTCTTCGGTCCAGCCTTCGGGTGGTAACAATGATGGGATTGTTAAGGATGCACAGTATCGTGATCTAACTAATTTAGAATTACGATTAGAGTGCAATCGTTGAAAGCGGTCTGCTAAGGTGTTTTGCATATATTAAACCCCTGGTTTGTTTATACCAGTATACAAGGATGAATAGAAATCAAGTGCGCTGACATTAGACCCAGCCATTCCTTGTTGCTTGCCTTCTTCTGCTTGAGCAGCTGCTTCTTTTATGGCTTCTTGTTCAGCTTGTGTGGCAGTTTGAATTTCTTTTTCTTCCTCTGCCTTTAGTCTGGCGCGTTCGGCTGCATCACGGGCAACGCGACGGGCTTCGGATGCTTCGGCATCTGCGCGTCGTTGATCTTCTTGTTGCTTCTGAAACTCTCGTTCCTCTTTTAACAACTGTTGTTGCTCAGAGAAAGTCATACCACCACTGATAGACGGTGAACCTCCCATTAGTTTACTCCTTTTTGTTTATTGCAGACAATCTTTAGTTTTTGAATGAGTTCAATTTGACCCGCTCTGAACGCAGCCTTGCGGAGAAACTCTTGTGGGGTTAGTTCAGGATCATATTCCAGTGTCGGATACATCTGTTCTAAGATTTTTATTAGTTGTGGGTCGATTTTTGGAAATGCTTCGTGCTTCATTGTTAATCTTATCAACCTCTTGTTGGATCTTTTCGACCTGTTCATATAGGTCCTTCAGGATTAAACGAATGTCTGAATTGTTGATAGATCCAAAGCTGAGATTTAATTTTGTTTTAAAGTTATTCAGTAAACTCATGGTTTGATTAAAGTGGGAAGGGTTTGTAGGTATGCTTTTGCATCAGGAGTTGCGCTACTAAATTGAAAATTTGCTGGTGTTGTGTTAGCATATCTGTTTCCGACATAGGCGTTTTCTGCTTCTCCGTTAAACCGAGTATATGTTTCTCTAATGCCTTGCAATATTTTTTTAAACATTTGTTCTTCGGATAACGAAGCCGTCTGATAAGTTCCAATTTTTTTTGTTGATTGACCATAGCGGGTAAACTCTTCATTTATATTTTTTGTAAGTTGTGAAAAATCTTTTTGTATCTTCTTTAGTTCTGCCTCCACAGCCAGTGCTGGGTCTTGGAAAAACATAACTTGTTCATCATCTGCTGTCGTTTCTGTTTCATTCTTCAGTTCGCCACGCTGAAGACTGCCAAGTGTGTTGTACTTTGTTTGCAACTCTTCTGATATCTTTGGCAACATCTTTGCAATATCGTATTTTGTTGGTTCTGCTTGCTCGGTCAAAAAGGCAGAGCCACCCAATATACTTGCTTGTTTAGCGGCATCAATCAAAGATGTCGCGGCCTCATAATACCCAGGCTCATAACCTGTGTAAATACTGCCCATTAGGCCTTTTCGATTGGTTTTTTTATAACCAGCAATCTTTAATAACTCATCTGCGCTTGTTGCATTCAGAAGAAAATCATTGGGACCAAGTGCTTTACTGGAGACTGTGAAGTTGTCTGACAGTGCATAGAACTCCTCATAGATACCTTTACCAAGACTAGTGGTTGGCATAGAGCCTGTTATAGCGGGGTTTGTAGCCGCTGCTCGCGCTTGGTTATAAGCCTTCATTAAGATATCCATTTTAATCTGGTTCTCTTTTTTAGCAGCTTCCTTAGCGGCAGGGGTGTTGGCATCCATCAATGCTCTTACCTGTTTTAAAGGTACACCACGTTGTATCATAGCTCTATAGTCTTCCATATTAGTCCTTATTTCACATCACATCCTCCAGCAGTACAAGCCATCTCATGTGAAGATGTAGTTGAGTCTGATGTTTCATATTGCTTTAGCTTTGAAAAATCTATATCCACCTTAGGAAATAGGTTGTATGTCCGTGCATCTACAGCCTCAAAGGGAGCTTGGGCATATGTATGATCTGATTTGGGTAGAAACGACACACCTGAAATCTTATCGAAGTTAGTCCAAACCCAATTACCAACCTCCAAGTAATCGGTATCTGTATAAGAAACCGTAATACTGGGTTTATGATCACAGTAATATTCTTGGTAAATCATCCAAAGATTAAGATGGTCTATTGCCCCTAGTGTTTGTGATGTTGTTGTTTCTGACTCTGCTTTCTGTGGGAATGAAACAACAGCAGTTGACTGGGGATTCATAATACAATCTTCAATAGCAATAGATGGTGAGTCCTTCATCAGTTGATAGATTGGATCCTTTTTATCAACACGAACCCTACGAATATAATACTCGGAGAATCGTGGATGCAAACCGCTAGCTGAGTTAGCCAGACAGCTTGTTGTACCCTCGGGCTTGATGCAAGTGATTGACTTGCTTGGGTTGATTCCTAGGTTGGTGGACCAAACAATGTTTGTGTACTGGGCAGTTTCCCTGAGTGTCTTTAGGGTATACTTTAACCAACTGTTGCCTTCTTTACCAGACATCAGTCGGTTATCAAAGATACCAGTCATTGACACACCAAGCAACCGCTCTTCATTACAGTTGTTCTTCCAATCCTCGGAAAGATAGGTAAAGTTTGTGAACATACTTTGGACTGTGCCAATAATAGTTGCTTGCTCTATCTTCTTTGTTAATGTTTCTATGGTGTCTGTCGGTCGAACAACAATAGTAGACAGATTGCAGAATTGATTTGGTCGAAGAATAATCTCAGAACATGGGTTAGTTCCAAAGTTAAAGTTAAGATCTCTTCGTGCATTCTTAGCCAGATTAGTCATTGCTTGGCGGTTACAAATACCACGCTCACCACTGTGGGAATTGTAGAGATCAGTCCATTCTTCCAAGAACTGACCCATTGGTGGCTTCTCTGTATAGATGGCTGAGTTGTTTGCTAGGGCGCGATGTGATGATGATTCCCACCATGCACCAGACTTGCAAGTTGCCATCTCACGGTTACTGAGGTCACTCAGAGAGATCATAGCAGACCGTCGAACACCACCCACAATAACAGACTGGGCAATCTTACAACAGATATCGTGACACTCCAACGGTGTCAAGTGTCTTCCTTGTGCCTTATAGAATGTTTGAGTTACAAACCGAAAGACTTCTTCCAAGGGCTGGGGACCGCTTGCTCGACCACCAAAGGTCTTCAGTCTCTCACCAGCACCACGGACAAGGGATGTATCCCACTTTGGGTGTAGACCAGACTGAAGGTGGTCGAACAACTGAGCCAAGGCGTTGCACCAACCTTCCCTTGAGTCCTCGACTAACACAACTTGTGTCCAATCCTTGGAGATCTTATCTGGAATTTTTGGCAACCGAGATATACATCTACCCTCGACACTGTAGCCAACGCCAGTACCACACATTAGAATATACATCAACTCGCTGAATGACTTCAGGGATGTTATTTCAAGATATGCACAATTGTACAAGGCGGTGTGGTCTTTATCTAATGCTGGTCCTGCGGTCATCAGACCGCGCATTGACGGCAGCACTTCTAGATTTAAGATGGCATCTTTAATATCAGGGCGTGTCCCCAACAAGGGAACCTTGGTACAAAAGAAATCCCACCATCGGTCTACTGTTTCATGCCAGAATTCCCTACGGTTTAACTCGGGAATCCAACGCGAGTAACGACTGAGAGCTATGAATTGTTGAAATGCGTCCATTAGTTTGTTCCAGTTGATCCAAAACCACCCGAACCTCGCACCGTATTGGGTAACTCAGTTACCTCAATAAACTTAGGTTTATTTATGGGTGTTATAATCAACTGGGCAACTCTGGAACCAGCATAAACAACAATATCTTTATCTGTAGTATTAGTTAACACAACCTTAACAGTACCCCTATAGTCTGGATCTATTACACCAACTCCATTAGCTAGGATTATTCCTTGTAAGGACAGGCTTGACCTGATGTAGACCAACCCAGCAGTGTTCTGTTGTAACGCCAAGGTTACACCAGTGTCAACCAATGTCGGGGTGTTTGGCTTTAGGACAACCTCAGATATAGAACTTAGGTCTGCACCCACAGAATCTGGGGTCTTAAAGACTGGTGTCGCAGAACCTTTTTCTAAGGTAATCTTAACAGCATTCTCTGGTTCTGAGATTGTAAAAGATTGTGTGGTGTATGATTGAGGGTTCACATAGTAACCAGTGTTTACATTATATGTGGAATTTGTCATCTTTATCCTTGGTTGTATTCTTTAGCCCCAACTATCAGTAAGGTTGCCAAAGAAGGGGTTGATTGTTATTATAATCGTATTCATTATCTCGTAAGATACGAACACATTGTGCCATTTTAACGCAAAAATCTAGGGTATAAGGTACACCCTGGGAATCCTTTGAGTGTTCATAGGTATACATAACAGCATCAGTCCAATACTCAGGTTGAACCGAATCTAAAATCTTCTGGGCTTTGACTGGACCACACTTCCATATGCCGGGAATGTTATCCGTGGTATCCCCAGTCAACCATTGCTTGTGAAAGTTAAACTCAGCAACCTTGGGATCCAACAGTACTGGGCTATCTTCTTTATCTGGGTTCCAATGCCAACCACGAACAGACCTGAGGTCTTTGTCAATGGTCACAGCAATGGCCCGATAACCACTGGCCAGCATTCCCATGATGTCATCAGCCTCCAGTGAATCAATAACTATCTTATTATATTTCGACAATAAATCAGTTACCAACCCAAGATTTTCTGGTATCTTTCTGGATGTGTCATCGCGGTGACGCTTGTATAGATCCCAAACTTTACGACGAAAGTTATCAGACCTTGGACAAGAGAATGCAATCTGGATATCTGTAATTCCAAATGGAGTCCACTCTTTGACATCATTATCTATTCTTTGTTCCAAGTCTTCGATACCTTCAGTCTCAGCCCAGAAAGCAATCCTGTATGCTAGGATGTCACCATCCAAGACAGCTGTTTGTGGTTGTTCTTCTGGGTACATTTAAGAGATTTCCCTTACTTCATATTCTTGTAGTTTAGATAACAGCCTAGTATTTCTTTCTTGAAGAAGTATGATGTGTTCTTCCAGTTTTTTCTTCTCACATTTTAATTGAGCAATCGTAGTATTCAGAGCTAGAATTGTATCATAGGTTTGGTTGTTTGGAATCATTTTAAAATTTACTCGTCATTGTATCGTAGGTGATATGGTATGCAATCATCGTCGTTATTCTCATGTTCTTCTTCTTCATCTTCACAATCTTCGTCATCCCAACATTCTTTCATTATAGTTCCTCGTTGTTGTCTAAAATTTTACATCGCTTAAAAGCTTCTAACGCAAGTTTATCTAACTCTGCTTGGGTTAACTCTATGTCATGTCGGAACTTCATACAACCAAAGCAGTCACATAACTTCTTATCATCACTTTGCAAGTAGTCCAGCCAATCATCAAAGTATGACTCGGCTTTCTTTTTGAACGCTTCTTCAGTTGTGTCGTTAAATAGCCGAAAGTGAAACAGGTTTTGATAATCGCTTAGCCACGATTCAATTTTGTTTGCCATGTCCTCGGACTCATGCTCACGCCACTTAGCATCGTGGTCACTTAGCTTCCTATCACCGTGGGCTATGAATACATTCAAAGCATCTATCTTTCTACCATAACCAACCTCATTCAGATACCGACAGTCATCTACAATGACACACTTTTCATGCCACTTTCTTGGGGATGTCTCAAGATTTTCAATATCCAACACCTTGATTTCATTCAAGCGTTCATTGAACTTAGTCAACCAATAGTCTGGATCTTGCTTTCTCTTGCCTGAACCTAACACCTGACAAGCCAGCCTGTATTCCTCTGGGTTATCTTCCTTTGTTAACCCAGTCTTAGCCACTTCTCTTTTCAGAATGTCAGCAAATGATAACAAGGTTGGGGAAAACCCTTTGTTGTACATATACTTACTGAACCATTTAGCCAAAGTTGTTTTACCAACCCTAGCTTTACCGCCAAACATTATTACCATCATAAGAATTGTTCCTTGTAAACCCAGCTAAGTAAGAAGTCATACAGTTGTTTTGGTGAGAAGAACCTAGGTATGAATATCCCATGCAATCCTAGGAAGTCTGACACAAAGGTAGCACATGTTGGTGGTGGGTCACCAACATTCCAAAAGTAAGACTTTAGTTGATACTTGATTAAATCCCAGTGCTTTGTTAGTGGGTAGTTATTTATATAGTTGTTAATGTTTTCATGTAGATCTATCTCACCAAAGCTGGTTATGTGGTATGGATCAACACCTAAAAATTTCTTGTTTAGCCCCAACTTTATGATCCGTGGACTACCACCATCAACCGTTAATACAATCAACCTGTAGTTTGTAAACTCAAGTTCAATATGAACATGAGTGTGTTTGGAAAAACACATAAGATGTATTAATGGTTTACGCCATCCTTGTAACTTATAGTTATTATAGAAGCAGACTAAGACTTCAGCTTTCATAGAAGATCTTTAGACCTAGGTACACGGCTAGGGCGTGCTCAACCCGTGCGCCCTCTGATCTTTCCCATCCAGTCAGCATGACCACAGCGTCTGATGCCATAATGGCGGAGATATCCCGCTCCATACACATCTTGAGGTTTTCTTTTGCGTTGATTGCAACACAGTCTCCGTCGTATCCCATGTCTTCATCCATCTGTGCCGGGTTAAATACCCGACCAACCATTGGATTATTACTCCATTTACGAGCTGCATCAAAAAAGGCTGGGAAGTTACTGTTCTTGTATCCACGCATAGGCCCCGCAATATAGACTGTTAGTTTGTTAGTTGTTGATTCCATTAGTTTCCTTTAGTGTGTTTCTGACCAATTCGTACCAATCGTAAAGTTTGCATCTACAGCAATGTTTAGATTCAGTTCGTTACCAGCCTTGTTGGCAGCGGTAACAATAACTCTACCGACATCCTCTGCAATATCAACTGGTGCTGCAAATTGTAACTCGTCGTGAATGTAAGCCATTTGAAAGACATCAGAACCATACAGTTTGTTTAGATCTTCATTAGCCTTTAACATCCATAACTTGGAAACAATAGCACCAGCACCCTGTAGTAATGTGTTTAACGCAGCGTGTTCTTTCCTGACTGGGATCTTTCTGTTGTCGGGTAACACAACAGCTTTATCCTTGAGATACCAGTAACGAACAAGGTCTTGAACCTTTGCCAAAGCAGGGATTTCTTTCTGAAACCTGACACGCAACTTTGAAGCATTCTGAACAGAGCAACCAAGTACCTTACTTAACTTGACATTACTGGCACCATAGAGATAAGCATAGATAAATGACTTGGCAAGATCTCTGGATGATAAACCAGCAGCAACCTTGTTGTGTTCGTGTATGTCACCATTAATTAGAATGGATGCATAATGTCCCTTATCAAACTCACTCATATAGTGGGCTAACATCCTGAGTTCAAGACCCTTGAGATCAGCACCAACCTGAACATACCCATCCTTGCCGGGTATCCACAGTGACCTAGCTTTGCTGTCTCCAGATACCTGTGCTATGTTAGGCTGACTGTGTGTGCATCTACCAGTAGCAGCACCCTGTGGGTTGATGTTACCATGTATCCGATTGTCTCTTGATGTAGATGCCCTTAAGTTCCAATCTTCTACTTGTGAGATCAGTTTAACAATATCAAAGTACTTTACCAGAGTTTTGGCTTCTTCAAAATGCAAGGTTGATAAGACCTCTTCATCTACATTAGGATTACCTTTGTCTGTTTCGGGTGCTTTCCACCCATACTTGTCAAACAAACGCTCGGCAATCTGTAACCTAGAACCTGGGTTAAATACCTCAACCTTATCCTTCAATCTCTTACCAGTCTTATCTGAATAGCGTTCAGTTATCTTCGCAGGGAAGATGCTGTTCATCATATCTTCTATCCCCAGTTTTTCTAGAACTAGGTTGCGATACAATTCTTCGCCTGCTGCAAGGTCATAACCAAAGCCACTCTCGACTTGCTTACTGAGCAGGCTTGTTA